CAAGAGTCTTAGATCGTTCAACTAGTACTTCACCAATCGTTGCATATGCTCTAACGCTAATTGTTTGGCCAGCTGTTACGCTTATCATTGAACTTAAAATCATTGGGAATTCAGTTCCAATATCTGCGCTTGTTGCTGAACGTTGTGTGTGTGGAGCTAGCGTTCCATTAATATATATACCCCAATATACTTTGCTTAAAGAAGCAAGTGCTCCAGGATATATTATTCCATTTACTGTGGCTGTTTCAAACCCAGTAATACTACCAGAGTCAGTACCTATATTACCTGAAATTACACTTGCGCCAGTATTTGATATAGATCCAGCTCCAGCAAATATCGAAAATTCATTTAGAAAACTACCTAGATCCGATACACTAGTTCCAGTTGGAGTTGTGAATGTGCTCGTCGCTCCAATACCAACAGCTCCGTTAACAGTCATAAGCCTGCCTTCTATTTGAGTAGATGCACCAGTACTAGCAGCAGCTTGGTTTGCTAATAGGTTACCCCTCATAATAGTACTTGCTCCAGTACTACTCGCGCCTCCGGACACAAACCATACGTTATTACTAGTTGCGCCATTAGTTAGTATTATTTCTGTTGATGCTCCTGTAGTAAAAGCTCCAGCACATCGAAATACGAATAATGCATTAGCATTACCACCAGCGTCTAAAGTTAAATTACCTGCGATACTTGAAGCAGCAGGCTGATGATATACGCCTGGTCCTAAAGTTTCAGAACCATACACCGCAGCGTGATTTGTTACTGTTGCTGTAAGACCCGTAAGTTCTGCGTATAAAGCTATCAAATCTACTTCAGAGCTTGCTGTTATACTTGAAGTATCTTTAATCGTAAATTGACCACTAAAAGAAACAAAGAAATGTCCAGTTCTGCCGACCATAGTCATATCTGGAAGCGTTACAGGCGTTAAGGAATCTATTAGTGTTTTTGTCGGTGCGGTCCTTTGAATTACTGTAGTTTTTGGTCCAATAATAGCAGATGGTACTACATCACCGTTTTGAAAATTTACTATGTAAACTTGATTATGGGACATTACGATACCCTCGTAATATTGATGATATCGTCATCATCGTTGTACGTATAATTTACTTGAGCTACCGCAACTCCACCCAAAGAATATATAACAGAGCTAAGTAGTCCTCCAGTATATACAATTTGAGTATCGTCGAATGCCGGTATACCCATTCTATTTGATAAATAATTGTTTGCGTGGTGTGGTTTAACTATAGCCATTTTACTATACCTCATAGTATTAGCTATGCTCAGTCATAACTAAGTTGATGCGTGTATTACTATTTATAGAATACTACAACCCACTGGTCAATTAAGTGTCACATACCACTAGTGAATTTGTTCCATTCAATAATGTTTTTAATATTCTGATGACGCCACTTGACATTTTCCATTATCTCTTTTAATGTGTCTATCAGCTCTTGAGTATAATGCATTTTAGCTTGATGTTCTTGAATCAATGGATCAGCATCATACCATTTGTCCATATCGCCTTTTAATACAGTAAGTCCATTCAATGGATCATATGACCAACCTTTAGCGTCTAATTCGACTTGGGTAAGTTTACCATTGTAATGCATAAATTTGTCTCTCAATAATACTTTAAACTCAAGGTCTAATTTCTTGAATCTTAATTTATTAACTGAGTATAGTTCTAAGTACTTCGAATGAAGCTTTGCAGAATCTCGAGCAGACTTATCTAATTCGAGTTGATCAATGATTGAATCTTTTTTCCACATTTCAAGTATTGTTTCTAGGCTATTCATTATATCTCCATGGTATAAAATTATTTATATGGTATACAGAAGGTACCCACTAATGGGTACTTGGTGTATACTAATTTACTTCAAAGTACGTATATTTAAATGTTACGTCAGCTTGTAAGTATTCAATGTCAGTTTGTTGTGTTGAAAATTCAACAGCTGCTAAACTAGTTGGAAAGCAATCTCTAAATGTTACTTCCTTTGTTACGTTGTTATGACTACTCAATATAGAAAGAGTTGCATCTGATTTAAATGACTCTCCCTTTTGAATTATATTATGCATCCAATTAAACATTTCGATATAGTTTTCCATATCTTCTGTTATATTGAATCGAATTGATAGATCTCCAAAAGCAATTCGATCACCAGTCATTCCCATATTAGATGTTCTATACGGAGTAGCTACTTCTGATAAAGATAAATCAGGAAGCGTTACTGATGTACAAAAATATTCAATATTAGAATACTGTGTAGAATCGATTTTGAATTGAAAACCCACTGGGCTTAAAAAGTTTTTATTTGATGTAGTCATATATCTATTTATACTCTTTAAATGTTAGAATGTGCCATCCATGGCCGGCAAACTCCTTAAAACTTAAATCTCTTCAGCGCCAGTTTCAACGCCAGTTTTTTCAGCAACACCTTTAATTGTACCGGATACAACATCTAAAGTGCCTGCAGTAACTCCAACTACGTCTGAAGCTACACCGCCGATAATACCCTTAGTTCCACCAATTACAGAATCTACAGTATTACAACCAGACAACAAAACTACTGCTACTAATGCGAATAACTTATGCATAGTGACAATCTCCTGTTCATGTCTTTCCGAAAGTGGGTCCATGCTCACCAGTGTGGTACGTACTACTTAATACGTAGAACATCATCCTTTTATATACTTATTTATACACATAAAAAAAGGGCCCCGAAGGACCCTTTAGTTTAATCTAATTAAAGATTATGCACTTTGCATGATACCGTCAACACGGAAGATACGGAAGTACGGGTTAGCACGATCAGCGCCAACAGTACCATCAGTAGCAACGAATGGATTTGCAACCATACCGTAGCGAGTCTTAAAGCCGATTCTAGGCTGGAAGTCTTCTTCACCAATTGCTTTAACCATAGTCAAAGGAACGTATGGGCAGTAGAATACACCTGCATCATATGGAGTAGTTCCTCTATAACCAACACAAACATAGTCACCAGTGGCGTATGGATCTACGTACACTTTGAACTTGCCATTAAGAACACCAGCAAAAGTATTACCAGTATCATCAACGTTAAGGTTAGTAGCAAGAGCTGGACTGTAATCAAGCATGCCAGAAGCAGCAAGTACAGAACCTACGTCTGAAGAACAGATAACGTAGTTACCTTTACCACGACGAGTCTCTTTAGCGATCACGTTAGCTTCACGTTCGATCTGGATGATAAGACCTTTAGCCTTCTCAGCCAACCAACGACCGTCTGAATCGCTATCCATATTAAAGATACCTTTAATAGTAGCAGAAGCCTGAAGAGCGCCTAGCTTAGCGGTACGGTTTACAGTACGAACTACTTCTCTGTTAATTTCAGCAAGAATTTCTTGTGAAAGGATAGTAGCAAGTTCGCCTTCAGCGTCTAGACCGTGGATTGCTTTAAGATCTTGAGCAAGTTCCATAGTATATTCAGCTTTAAGAGCTCTTGACTTAGCAGTTACAGTAGCTTTCTCGATTGAGAATGCCATTTCACCGAATGAACCACCTGAACCGCCAGTACCCAATGCTTCAGAAGCAGCAGTACTAAGACCACCAGCATAATCGGAAACGATTTCGCCAGAAGTTTCGCCAGTTGCCAAAGAACCATCACCATCATCGGCAGCAGATTCTAGACCAGAAGGACCAGCTTCTTGAGTAACACTAGCCAAGCCAGAGAAAGCAGTATTAGCTTCATCGTGCAAAGCTTCAGTACCACCTTGAGTGCTGTACTTGCTCTTCATAGCAAAGATTAGACCAGTAGGACCAGTCATAGGTTGAACACCAGCGATATCATAAGCGATAAGGTTAGGCATTGCACGTCTTACCAAAGAGATAAGAACGGGATTAAAACCAGCAACAGCGTTACCAGTTGAGTTAGCCGGAGCATCTTCCCCAAGGAAGGTGTTAGACTTAGCAATGTGCTCTTCACGAGCAGCAATTTCTTGGTTTTCCAAAAGTCGAGCTGTAACAGCTGCTTTGTGGCTATCTTGAATTGTTGGAACATCTGAATGCTCGAGTACCGGGCTCCATTTTTCCATTAAGTTTTTGTCTGCGTTAAACATTATAGTTTCCCCTATTTAGACTGTTTTGTATTTTGAGATAGCTGATGTATATCTAGCCATTGTATCACTGAGGTCAGTTGAGACTTCGTCAGTTCCAACCAATTGTTGGGATTCATCTACTGATTCTTGAACATCAGATTTGAAGTAAGATTCTTTAACAACATTCACTTTCATTTCGAAAGATTCAGCAGTATCAAAATCAATATCTTCTACTAAAGATGCGAGCTTTTCAGCTTCAGTTAATGCCAGCCCAAAAGAAGCATTTCGTACGATCTCAGCTCTTTCCAAACCGGAAACAGACTCAGTGAGTGCGATATTTTCTTCAACTGATTTATTTAGAGACTCTTCTAGTTCAGCAACTTGCTCGGCTAATTCGTCGACCATGTCCACTTTACCTTCTGGAACCTCAATGTAATGTTCTTTGAACACTGATTGTAAAGAAGCCATAAAGTCTTCAGCAATTTCAGTCCTAAGACCAGTTTCAACTGCTACTTTATTTTCATCCATCCAGTTACCAACTACGTAGTTAAGGTATGAATCTACCTTCTCTACTAACTCGGACTTGATTTCGGTTACTTCTTCTTCAAGGTTTTGAACGTACTCAGATTCTAATCTCTCAATTTCTGCACTTACTTTAGACTTCAAAGCAGCTTCAAAAATAATTCCAGCTTTTGCTTGGAATCCGTCAGATAAAGTAGCTTCTTCAGCAACCAAACCATCTAAGTCCTCTTGGTAGTCAATGTGGCTAACGTCAACATCAACGTCTTCCTTGGCTACTTTGGGGGCTTCAACATCTGGAGCATTGATCACTTTATATACTTGAGCATAGATCTTCTGTGCACCTTCTTTCTTCGATTTCTTCAACATATCATTTACTGATGCCATGATAGCAGCTTTAGTTTTCGGCATTTCAACTACAGGCTCTTCGTCTTCGTCGTCGTTAGACTCCTCAACTTCTTCCTCTTCGTCTTCATCCTCATCTTCTGCGTCATCACTAGCTTCTACGATTTCTTCGTCTTGAACTTGTTCGTCTTCAACGAGCCCCTCGATAGTAAGCTCTTCAGTTTCTGATACGTCTTCGACTAAATCGTTTTGCATTTCGTCATTAGACATTTTATTCTCCTATTAAGAATTTACAAGTTTAGAGAGGAAATTCTTAAAAGCTTTAATCTCAATATCCGATGAACGCATACCTCGAGCTTCCTTGATTTCAGTCTCAATTTTCTCAACTTCTTGTGGACAAAGGACACCATTGTTCCATACCCAATCAACACCTTCCATAATTCCATTGACAAATGC